GCTGCTGTGCCCCTGTGTGCTGGAACGGCTGCAATCGGGTGATGCATGTTTGGGGAGAGCGGTGATGGCTGACGAACAGATCACAGAAATCGCCATGGCTGAAATGCGGCGGCGACTTGAGAACGGCCCATATCCGGTGACGTTCATGGAACTTTACATGGCTGGCGACCGAGCCTGCGGAAAGCAGGGCTGGAGCTACCGTCTAGCCGATCGTTTGCTGCAAGCGGAGCGCCGCGCTGGACGCATCAAGCAACAATCACGCGGGAAGTGGATCGCAGCATGACCACAGAGACAATCCCCCTAACCCAAGGCCAAGGGGTGGGCGCGCTGGCAGAGGCGCATTGCAATTTAGGCGTTGGATGTGACGAGGCGGGCACCTGCTATGCCGAGGTCCACGGCGACCCCGAGCAATGCGGGAGGACGGCGCGCGAAATTGAGCGCCTCTACACGCTTGCAAAGGCCAACAATCAGCTAGCGCGGATGAACGCCGATCGAGCGACCAAAGCAGAAGCCGAACTGGCGAACGTGATTGCACGCCAAGAGTGGGGGCAGCACCTTCTAGCCGAAGCGCGGTCACGTAACGACACCATGTACCTTGCCAAGCAGGAGGCCGAACGGAAGGTGGATCGCGTCAAAGCGGCTCTTTTGCGGCGCTCACATCCGACAATGGACCCAACCTATACCGCCGCCTTCAATGCCGCGTTGGATATGGTGGGCCGAGCTTTGCGCGAAGATCAGCCGGTCGCCACCGCATTAAAAGGGGAGAGGGCATCATGAACGACACTCTCGAACAGCAGAACGCGAACGACGCGCGCACAGCCAAGAAGTTGCTAGCCATGTCGGCTGCGTCAGCAATTACGCTGGTTTGGCTAGGCGGTTGGTGGGCAATCCCACTGGTCGTTTCGCTGTTCTTGGCATCGGCAACATGCGGGCTGACGCTCGAAATGCGCAGCCGCCGTATGAAGGACGCGGAGACGCTTCGATCTGCTCGGCTGCTGCCTGCCGCAAATCCCACCCAAGACAAAGGGGCGTAAGACAATGGGGGCAATTGAACGCATCGTCGGCACCAACCTTCCCGCCGATATGCCCATCACCGAATGGGTAGAGGTGGGGCGCGCGCTGTTCACCCAGCGCCGGGACATAGACTGGCTGATCGGGGATTGGGCAGGCTACGGCCTCGCTCAATACCGCGGCGATGAACAAGTCGAGATGTTCGTGCAGCAATTGGGGCTGGACCCAAAGCGCGCGCGCGAACAGGCGAGGATCGCCCAGGCGTTCCCGCCTGCCCAGCGGTCAACCAAGGTCGAGTTCGCGGTTTACGGCGAGATCGCCTCCGTCGCTGCGGAAGACCGCCTTGGGTTTATTCGTCGCGCCGAGCAAGAGCATTGGACACCCAAGGCCGCGCACCACGCTGTCGTGGAATGGAAGCACGCTCAGGGACAACTGATCGTAGACGAGGACGACACGACCCGCGAGGCCGTCGAGATCATCCGCGCATGGAACCGCGCCAGCCCCGAAGCCCGCGAATACGCGTTCGACCTCATGGAAGCTGTGGGCCGGGGCAAGGCAATCGACGAGAGCAAGGCATACGACTGAGGGGCATGAACATGACGACGGGCGCACTCAAGGCTTACTCGACACGGCGGATCAAGCGCATCCCGCCCGAGTTCGAGGACAATTTCATCGAAGGCGGTTGGCCGCGGGTCAACACGATGTATGGCAAGCGGTGCGCGAACCGCTGGTTTGTCGCGCTGGGGGCCGAGAGGCTCAAGGAAGCACGCAAGCAGTATCTAACGGCGGCACGCTCACAGGGTATGGCGGCGTAGGGTGGGTGCATTATGCCAACTGTTAGCAATATTGGTAGGGCGTTCCGCTGATGCCGTTCAAACCGGGGCAAAGCGGGAACCCTCAAGGTCGGCCCTTGCATCGAACGGCGGACGGTCGGACGTTGGCGGAATTAGCCCGCGAGCATACCGAGGAAGCCGTCAACGCAATGGTGGAGGTTATGCGCGACAAGACCGCGCCGCCCGCTGCTCGCGTGACGGCGGCAGACAAATTGCTCAACCGGGGATGGGGGCAGGCGCCGCAAACGATCGCTCTTATGGACGCCCCCACGCCGCGGGATATGTCGGATTTGAGCGATGAGCAACTTGAGGCAATCGAAACCCTTCGATCACTTGCACCTCTCGACGGCGGAATTGCTGGAAGCTGCTAACGACGCCGAACGTGAGATTTGCAAACGCTCGCTGTCCGCATTCGCCAAGCGCGCATGGCCGGTGCTTGAGCCATCGACGCCTCTTAAGTGGGACTGGCCGCTCGATGTAATCTGCGAGTGGCTGGAAAGTGTCACCAACGGCGAGCGTCGGCGCGTGCTGATGAATGTACCGCCCGGCTCAATGAAGTCGCTGCTTACCGGCGTTATCTGGCCCGCATGGGAGTGGGGTCCGCGCGGGATGCCGAACAATCGGTTCCTGGCGACCGCGCACATGGAAAAGCTGGCGATCCGCGACAACATGAAGTGCCGCCGCCTAATCCAATCAGCATGGTTCCAGCGTCTATGGCCGCTGCCCCTCACCAGCGACCAGAACGCGAAGGGCAAATTCGAGAACGGCGCGACCGGTTTTCGCGAGGCGATGGCCTTTACCAGCATGACAGGTTCGCGCGGCGATCGGGTTATTCTCGACGACCCGCATAGTGTGGACGACGCTAACAGCCCGGTAAAGCTGGAGGCGGATATTCTGACTTTCCGCGAGGCACTGCCAAGCCGCGTGAACAATGACCAGTCAGCCATCGTCATTATCATGCAGCGGCTACACGAGCGCGATATCAGCGCTGTGGCGGCTGACCTGGGTTACGACCACCTGATTATCCCGATGCGCTACGAGAGCGACCGGCCTGGACTAACATGGCGAGGCGACCGGAAGGAGGGGGCGTTGATGTTTCCTGATCGCTTCCCCGAAAAGACAGTCGCCGAGTTAGAGCGGTCGCTGGGAGCGTATGCAACGGCGGGCCAGTTGCAGCAGCGACCGGCCCCGCGCGAGGGCGGATTGTTCAAGCCATCATGGTTCGTGCCTATCGGGGCGCTTCCAACAGATATCACTCGCACCGTTCGGGCTTGGGATTTGGCTGCTACCGCCAAGACGACCAGCAACAACCCCGACTGGACGGCGGGTGTCCGCATGTCCCGAACGCGCGAGGGGGTGTTCATCATCGAAGGTGTGCGCCGGTTCCGCGGCTCGCCAATGGAGGTCGAGCAATCGCTGATCGGACAGGCGGCGATTGATGGGGCTGGCGTGACGGTTCGGCTCGCGCAAGACCCTGGGCAGGCGGGCAAGGCGCAGGCGGAGACGTTCGTCAAGAAACTGGCGGGGTATCCTGTTAAGGTCGAGCGCCCTACCGGCGATAAGTCCACGCGCGCCACACCTTTGGCGGCGCAGGCCGAGGCAGGCAACGTGCGGATATTGGTCACCGGCGATCCGACCGCAGACGCTTGGGTGCAGCCGTTTCTGGATGAGCTGGCGCTATTCCCCGCGGGGTCGCATGACGATCAGGTGGATGCCGCGGCGGATGCGTTGAATGAACTGGCGTTGGCGGGCGCGCGCTACAACCTCGCCGCCCTCCTGTGACGGCGGTAACCGCCCACACCTGACCGCCATACCCATACCAGTATGGCGTGGATCACTGACAGTCTGAGGAGCGCGATCGGCGCAGTCTCCACCCTCAACCCGTTCGGACGCGCACAGGCGACGGGCATCCCGGGTGCTTTCTCGCATCAACTGGCGGTCGCCGCCTACATGTCGAGCGGGATGCTCCGCAAGGTCATCGCCATCCCCGCCGAGGATCGGGTCCGCGAATGGCGCGACTGGCAGGCGGACAGCGACGCGATTGGCAAGCTTGAGGACGAGGAACGCCGTCTCGGTCTGATCGCCAAGGTGAAGGCGGCTGAAATCCTGCGCGGTATTGGCGGCGGTGCGATCATCGTCATCACCGCGGGCGACCATGCCACGCCTCTGGCCGCCGAAACCGTGCGCGCTGACGGTATCATCGCGCTCAATGTCGTGTCGCGCTGGCAGCTAACCGGGCGCGACTGGATCAGCGACCTCGCACATCCCGAATACGGCAAGCCGACGATGTTCCAGATCAGCGGGAACGGACGGCAACAGGCCATCCACCCGTCGCGTGTCATCTGCTTTCGTGGCGACCCTCTCCCCGCCGGTCACACGGTGTCGATGGAGGATGCGTTCTGGGGCGATAGCCGCCTGCTGCGCGTGTTTCATGAGGTGCAGCGGTCGGATCATGCGCAGGACTGGTTCGCGGCGTTGGTCAAGAAGGCCAAGCTGTTGCGGGTGGGGATTCCCGATCTCAGCAACATGGTTTCGACGGACGGTGGGCAGACTCGCTTGAACAGCCGCATCGCCCTGATCGCTGAGGGTGAAAGCACGCTCAATGCCGTGGTCTATGACGCGGGCGACGGATCGGACAAGTCGGGCGAAAAGATCAACGACTATCAGATCACGTGGGCCGGCATCCCGGCCATGATGGACGCCTTCGACCAGCGGGTCGCCGCGGTCGCAGATATTCCGTTCACGCGGCTTATGGGGCGGTCACCGGCGGGAATGAACGCCACCGGCGAACATGACACCGCCAACTGGCATAAGGCCGTGGCATCCGGGCAGCGCCTCGAAACGCGCCCATGCCTCGAACAACTTGACCCGTTCCTGATCCGATCGGCGGGGGTGTCTGAACCTGCCAAGGTCACCTGGCGCTTTGCCCCGCTCGATGTGCCGAGCGAGAAGGAAGAGGCGGATACTTTCAAGACCACGATGGAAGCGGTTGAGAAGCTGCAAAACACCGGGTCGATCCCTGAGGTGGCTTTCAACAAGGCCGTCCAGAACCTTATGAGCGAGCGGGAATACATGCCCGGACTTGACGGCGCGCTGTCAGAAATCCCCAAGGCGCTGCGCTTTGGCGGTATGCCAGAGGATGACGGCGGCGACCCCAGCGCTCTAACCCAGCAACAGCAGGAAGGAGGGGATCAACTACTATCTCCCACGTCGCGAGCGCCCGGTGGAAGACGGGCGTTTGCGCGTGCGGCGAATGATGCTGCATCGTGGATGGCGGATGCGACACCGCGCCCGCTCTATGTCCAGCGAAAGCTACTGAACGCAGATGACCTGATCGCCTGGGCTAAAGCCAACGGCTTCGATACCACGCTGCCCGCCACCGATATGCACGTCACCGTCCTGTATTCGCGTGCTGCGGTCGATCCCATGAAGATGGGGCGTTCGTGGGCAGAAGACGAACAGGGGCACCTCACCGTGCGCCCCGGTGGCCCGCGCGTGATCGAACAGCTTGGCGAGAATGCCGTCGTCTTGCGGTTCGCCGCGCCTGACCTGGAATACCGTCATCGCGAAATGCGAGAGGCAGGCGGTTCGCATGACTGGCCAGAATACGCGCCGCACGTGACGATCAGCTACGCCTTGCCCGAGGGTGTCAATCTGGATGCGATTGTTCCGTTCAACGGCGAACTGCGGTTCGGGCCTGAAATTTTCGAGGCACTCGATCTGGATTGGAAGTCGAAAATCGAGGAGCGGTGATGCGTTACTCGCTCGCCACCCTAGCTCGCCGCCAGCGCAACATCCGCCGCAACCGCATTGTCCTGCGCGAGATCAGCGCACCCGCCACAATGGCGACGGACCTGTATCATCGCACCTATGCCCGCGTCGTCGCCCTGTGGCAGCGCCGTATCGACCGCATCATGACGGAATACGAGCGCGCCCTGTCCGCAATGACGACCGACAGCCCCGCCGATATCCAGCGCGAACTGGAGGATGGCGAGAGCGAGTTTCAACGGCTGTTCATGGAATTACGCCCGGAATTGCGAGATTGGGCGCTCGATACCGAGCGTTGGGTTAGAGGGCGGTGGCGCGGTGCCGTGCTGTCCGCGACTGGCGTGGATCTGCAAACGCTGATTGGCCCGGAGGATATGCGCGACACGATCGAGGCGTATCTGCGCTGGAACACCGACTTGATCCGCGACGTTTCGGACCAGACACGGAAGCGCATAGCCGATCGCGTGTTCGCCGGGCTGACGCAGCGCAAGGCCGCGCGAGACGTGGCGCGTGAGATACGCGAGGCCGTGGGCATGGCGCGAGATCGGTCGCAGCGGATCGCCGCGGATCAGCTATCGAAGATCAGCAACTCGCTGGCGGACGAACGGCGGCGCGAGGCGGGGATTGATACGTGGGTCTGGCTTCACTCGCGCAAGCGCCATCCTCGCGCCGATCATCAAGCGCGCGACGGGCGGGAATACACGGACGCGACCGCACCACAGGACAGGCCGGGGCAGCTTCCGTATTGTGGATGCCGATCGCGGGCGGTGGTGACTTTCGATTAGGCCTGAACTCAAGGCGCTGATACGGTGGCATTCTTTTTCTCGGGGGACAGCCATTGAAATTCATCGCAATTATCGCTGGGTCTTTAGCGCTCTCGGGCTGCGTTACTTCGCTTAACGACATCAAGGCCCGCGAGGTTCAGGACGACGTGGTAACAAAGCAAGCGCTACCGGCTGTTCGAGACTGCCTCTTGGCCACGCTCGGGGCAGTAGGGCGCACTCCATTGACGACTGGCAATGACCAAAGAGCCGAAGTGATGTTCTCAATCGGGCCTGCTGGGGTCGTATTCCACTATACGCTGACAGCGGTAGATGGCGGAACGCGAGTTGAAGCCCGGCGGAAGAACAATATCGCGGATGGGTTTAACAATGGACGCGCTTGCTATCAGTGAATGTCGCCTGTCTGCGGGCAAAACAACGTCATTAGGGAGGAATTAATGGAGCAGTTGGTCGAGCAGTTTCGTGTTCGGACTGAGCGTGGAGAGGTGGAAACGCTTCGAATTTATCAGCAGATCATTCCCGCGGGCTCATTCGGAAATCCTAACGCGACCATTAAGGGCATGATGAGGGTCGAGGATGAAGATGGGAACGGCGTTAATCGCATCGACGACGACAGCTATGAAATTGTCGCGCGAGGGATAATGGCCACACGCATCACTGAGGAATAAGCTACCCCACCTGACGGCGGTAAACCATATTGCGGGGCGCGAGTACCGTCCCGCACATGGCATTTCTGCATGACCATCTGACGCTGGACGCCCCCCGCCGAACCCGTGACGGCTATCTCGCTGTTCGGGCCAAGGCGGCGCGCACGGGCGTCTACCAATATGCTGGCCGCGAAGTCGATCCCGACAACGCGCATGGCCTGCGCGACACCGCGCTTGTCAACGTCCTTCGCGACGAAAACACCGTGTTCGACAAGAGCGCGGTTCAGTCGTTCATCGGCAAGCCGGTCACCGACGATCATCCCACCCAGGCGGTCACCAAGGATAACTGGCGGCAACACGCGCGCGGCACGATCATGGGCGCGATGCGCGAGGGCGATTATCTCGCGTTCGACCTACTGCTGACCGATGGCGATGCGATTGCCAAGGTCGATGCGGGCAAGCGCGAGCTGTCGAACGGATACGGCGCCGAACTGGAATTCGGCGAATTCACCGCAGCGGACGGCACGAAATGCCCAGTCCGCCAATCCAAAATCACGGGCGGCAATCACGTCGCCCTCGTCGATCGGGGCCGTGCCGGTTCCGAGTGCCGCATCGCTGACGCTTTCGCCGTCTGTGACGCAAATCCCGAGGCGGTGGCGCGCCTTTCGAGCCCTCCCACCGGAGATATTCCCATGAAGACTTTGACGATCGACGGGCTTCGTGTCCCGAACGTCTCCGACGAAGCGGAGGCAGCAATCACGAAATTGCAGGCGGCTATTGCCGATGCGAACAGCCAAAAGGCCGCGGCGGAAGCCCAGGCCGTCACCGATGCCGCAACCATCGTGGCCAAAGACGCGGAGATCGCGGACCTGAAAGCGAAGCTGGCTGACGCGGCTATCACGCCCGCTAAGCTGGCTGATGCTGCCAAGCAGTTTGCCGACACGCAGGCCAAGGCCAAGGCGCTGGGCGTTGCCTTTGCAGCCGATGCCGACACCGCCGCGATCAAGAAGGCGGTCGTGGACGCGAAGATGGGTGACGCGGCGAAGGATTACACCGCCGATCACGTCGCCATCGCGTTCGATGCGCTGACCAAGGACGCGAAGCCTGCCCAGGCTCAGGTTCAGTCGCTCGGCTCGCCCGTCATCGCGAATGACACCGCCACCGTGCGCGACACCGCGCGCATGCTCCGCAACGCCGGTTAAGGGGAACACCAATGGCCGAAGTTCAGACGACCTACACCGAATTTCCCGCCGCCGGTTATCCCGGCATGGTCGCCAATGGCGAAACCTCCAACCGCATCACGCGGACCTGCGAAGACGCGGGCGGCATCGGCTTCGGTGTCGCTGCTTTTCGTGGCACCGGGGACCATGGCTGCACCGCCACCCCGGCGGCGGGCGCATTCCTCGGCATGACGATCGCGCACGAAGCGCTCGGTCGCCTCGCTGGTCAGGATGCCGACGAATATCCGCAGTATGAAAACGTCGCGATCATGACCCAGGGCGTAATCTGGGTGACCGCGGGCGAAGCCGTCACCGATGGGGCACAGGCTTACGCCACGTCCGGCGGTGCGATCGTCGATACCGTGGGTTCTAACGTCATCCTTCCGGGATGGTTCTTCGACACGACCGGCGCGAATGGCGCGCTGGTCAAGCTGGCCAAGCGCTAAGGGGGCTGACCGATGTATATGAATTTCTCTGACGCAACGGGCGGCCTGTTCTCGGACGCCGCCGCGTTCTTCGCCGCCGACGATGCCACCCGCGCGCGGGCCATCCAGGCATGGCGTGCCCATGACGCACAGCAGGCGTTCGGTTTCCGCGACAAGGCGGCTGAACTCTATGCCGACGCGCAGGTGGGGCGCGCTTTCCTCACCCCGCAGCTTCATCGCATCGAGACGGAAGTCTACATGCAGAAGTATCCGTCGTTCGACCTGACCGGGATCATCCCGATCAAGGAGGACGGCGACATGTGGGATGTCGGCACCGTGTTCTACAGCATGGATGGCGTCGGCAAGGCCGAGTTCCTGTCGGGCAAGGGCTTCGATATGCCCTACGCCAGCACGAACATGAACCAGTTCTCGCATGGCTTCCACCTGGCCGGTATCGGTTACGAGTGGACTACGCAGGAACTGGAACGCGCAGCCAAGCTGGGCCGCTCGCTTTCGGCTGACAAGGCGATGGCTGCGGACAAGGCGGCACAGGCGTTCAAGTGGTCGATCGCCATGACGGGCCGCGGCCCGGGTGAAGCCGCCAGCGAAAAGGGTTGGACGGGCCTTATCAACAACAGCTCGGTTCCGGTCGCTCAGTTCGCTGCGGACGGCACCGGCTCGGCCCGCACTTGGGCGAGCAAGACGCCGGACCAGATCAGCCGCGATTTCTGGGAGCTGGTCAACGCGGTCGAAACGGCAACGGGCGAAACCCATATCGCCACGACCGTCCTGCTGCCGACCTCGCGTCTTCGCTATCTGGAATCGACCCGCATGACCGACACCGGGTCGAGCGTGCTGGCCTACATCCTGGGCGGCTCGGCAAACTCGCGCACGGTCACGGTTCGCGGCACCCGCGCGCTGGAAACCGCAGGCCAATCGTCGAGCGCTCGCGCGGTTGCCTACGACAACAGCCGCGAGGTGGCGCAATTCCATCTCCCCGGCGATCATACGTTCCTGCCCCCGCATCAGAAGTCGAGCATGACCTATGAAGTCGGCGGAATCATGAACGTCGGCGGCACCGAAATCCGTCTGCCCAAGGCGCTCGCCTACCGCGACGGCCTGTAAGGAGGATTGAACGATGGGAACGAAAGTCACCAACGTATCGAACGGCCCGCGGGGCATCCGCAACGCCGATGGTCAGGTCGTAATGATCGAAGTGGATGAAACCGCGGAGATTGACCTGGCCAAGGGCGAGGAAGCGGGCGACTATTTCAAGTTCGGCGCAGCCGCCGCGAAAGCCGCGAAGGCAGACGACAAGGATTAAGCAGGGGGTCATTCCTCACGGGCCGTCCAGCTTGGGTTGGGCGGCCCTTTTTTGTGACGGCGGTAACGAATGGACGGGTCGGGGCATAGCGTCGCGGAAACAGCAGGGAACTCCGAATGGCATTCCAATTCTCGACAGCAGCCCGGAACGCTGCGCTTGACGCGATCGAAAGCACCGCAGGCACCGCGCCGACGCTGGAAATCCGCACGGGTTCGGCACCGGCGACGGCGGGCACGGCGGACAGCGGGACGTTGCTTGCGAGCGGGGCACTCCCAAGTGACTGGCTAGCCGCCGCATCGGGTGGATCAAAGGCAAAAGCTGGCACTTGGTCGTTGACCGCATCGGCTGCTGGCACAGCGGGTCACTTTCGTATCAAGCAGGGCGCGACGACACATATTCAGGGACCGATCGTCATGGGAACGACCGCAGGCGATGGCGAAATGGCGTTGGTCAATACGTCGATTGCGAATACGCAGCCGATCACTGTTTCGGCCTTCACCCTGAACGCTGGCGGCGCATAACCCCGGCACGGGCGGGAGATAGCCCGTGGCGACAATCATCGTATTTCTGCAAGCCGGAACGACCAGTTGGACGGTCCCGGCTGGCGTTTCGTCGGTTGATGTTCATTGCGTCGGCGCGGGCGGTAGCGGCTCGCTATCAATTACATCGGGTCAGAAGCGTGGTGGTGGCGGCGGTGCCTACGCCTTCAAAACCGTAACCGTTTCGCCTGGCACCTCCGTTTCGTGCCAGATTGGCGCGGGCGGATCGGCGCAGGACACATGGTTTTCGTCAACGTCGGAAGTTCTGGCTAAGGCCGGTGCCAACGCTACGACCACTGCGGCGGGGCAGGGTGGGCAGGCAACGACAAGTGTCGGCTCGACCAAGTTTTCCGGCGGTAAGGGTGGCGATCGCACCGGCGCTGGGGGCGGTGGAGGCGGCGGTGCTGCTGGCCCGGATGGTGTTGGGCGAGCGGGATTTGGGGCTACCGCGTCCAGCGGAAACCTTGGTGGTGGCGGCGGTGGCTGCAATGGAGGATCATCGACTGCGGGGTTGCAGGCGACGCTTACATACCCGAATTACAGCGGCGGTGCTGGCCCAGAAGGAGATGGCCAGGGCGGGCTATCTGCTTCAAATGCGATTATCGAGGCGGCAAACGGCGGTGGTGGCACCGGTGCCGCATCTGCCAACACCGTTGCTGGTGGCAACGGCGCTCAATACGACATTTGGACCCAAACCAGTGACGCAGCAACGGCGGGGCCGGGAGGTGGTGGTGGCGGCTCACGGGCCGGCCCCGGTGGCAACGGTGGGGGCTGGGGCGGCGGCGGCGGCGCGGGCCATGTAACCAGCGCGGGCATCGGCGCTCCCGGCGGCATTGTCCTGATCTATGACGATGCCGGGGGCGGTGGAGAGCCGGGCGAGGTCATCGGCACCGCCAGCGGTTCGATAGCGCTGACTGGATCGTCAACGGGTACGGTAACGACGCAGGCCGCTGCTACCGGTTCGGTCGCGCTAAGCGGATCAGGCGAGGCAACGGGTTCGATCAACGCCGACGCGAGCGGGTCGATTGCACTCGACGGCACGGCGACCGGCGACACTGTGGACACGATCACTGGCGATGCTAGCGGCACGATAGGGTTCGACGGAAGCGCAACGGGCTCGCCAACGGTAACAGGAGATACAAGCGGCTCGGTTGATCTGACCGGGCAGGCGTCGGGCGGCACGTCGATTAGCGGAGACGCAACCGGCTCTCTGGCATTCGGCGGCACAGCATCGGGGACGGTTGCGGTCGCATCCGACGCGAGCGGCAACCTTGTGCTGTCAGGGATCGCATCGGCAAGCACGGCGATCGCAGCGGATGCATCGGGCGGAATTGACCTGGCAGGCACCGGTGCGGCGACTAGCGCAATCAGCGGCGATGCAGCCGGGACATTGGAGATCACCGGCACGGCTTCGGAGGGTGTGTCTGAGGCCATTGTCAACGCATCGGGCACGATCGCACTAACGGGGACGGCAAGCGGCTCTCCGGCCATCTCCGGGGCAGCGCAAGGGGATATAAGTCTAACCGGGCAGGCTGTGGCTTCCGCTGCTGTCACCGGGACGGCGAATGGATCGATCGACCTCTACGGAACAGCGCAGGCTGACACCTCGGTCATCGGATCGGCATCGGGCAACATTGAGTTTGAAGGCCAAGGCACTGCCAGCACGGTAATTCTGGCGGTGATCGAAGGCGGGCTGTCGCTGACCGGCGAAGCGCGCGGGGTGGTGGGCGAGCGTCCCCCGACCCCGCTCGCTAGAACAGCGCGTGGCGCGCAGATATCCCGGCAGGTAAGTCAACCATATGAGCCACGAATTACATCTGGCGACAATCTCCCACGTCATACCGCCGGTCGCCTTCGCGCCCGCACGGTGACGGCGGTAACGCGCTCGCGAGCCGCTGGTTAGCGTCCGCCCATGCCCGCATGGAACGCCAAAGACCCCTATAGCGTCTTCGATTATCGCTACAACGTGGCGCTGGATGAAGGCGACACGCTGGCGCAAATCGAGATCGAGAAGCTGTCAGGCTCGGTCAATCTCGATAGCCAGATCACCGATATGACCGGCATTACCGTATGGTTGAGCGGCGGCACGGATGGCGAGACAGCGGTGTTCCGCGTGTTCTGGACAACGGACGGCGGTCGCCAAGACGACGACGTTATCACGCTTCCAGTCGTCGCGAACGAGCTGGCGGCGCTCATGGGCTATGACGTGCCGGGGCCGGGGCATCTGATTGCTCGCTATCCAGCATTTGCATCGGTGCCGACCGGCACAATCGCGACATGGATTGCCGACGCGCGCCGGATCGTTACCGACGCATGGGATCAGGAGGATTACGCGCCGGGTATTCTATCGCTCGCCGCGCACCTCATGGCATTGCAGGGGCTGGGCACGTCAGGACAGGTCGGCGGGGTATCGCTAGCGGGGCTTACGTCATTCAAGAGCGGGACATTTTCTTTGTCCCGATCGGAAGCCGCAGCGTCGGAATCCCTCCGCGATGGCTACGGCTCAACGGTTTATGGGCGGGAATTCGCCGCCATGCTCCGTCGCAATGTCGGGGGCATCCATCTTGTCGGCTGTCATCCCGTGGTGCCGTTCTGATGTTCGAGGCGGTATTCGCCGGGTTCGCGCAAGCCATTTCGCAAGAGTATGGCGGACCATATCACCCCGCGGTTGCATCATGGCCGGGCACACCGGTTGAGGATAGCGGCGGGTCGATCGTCACCCCGGCGACGCCGGTTCGAAAGAGTTGCTCGGCGCAGGGTGACGCCGCGACCGAGGCCATGCGCCAGGCCGAAGGGTTTGCCGACAAGGATATCCGCCTGATCGTTATCGGCCTTGTTGGTTTGAATACCGACGCGACGGTAACGATCGCGACCGGTCCGCACGCGGGCAGGTGGTCGCTTCAATCGTGCGAGCGCGATCCGGTGGGTGTCGGTTTTGTTTGTCGCGGAAGGCCCGCGTGATGCCAATGCGCGGCGGGAAACAGCATATCGCGCGGCTTCGCAAGTTGGCGGGGCCGACGATGGAGCGCAACGTCGGGCGGGCGCTGTTCGCGGGTGGGGAGCGCATCGCCACCCGAGCGCAAATAGAAATAACGGCGGGCGCTGTCAGCGGGGCAGGACACGTTGCCTCGCTCCCCGGCGAATTTCCGAACAATGATGAAGGCACGCTCGCGAACGGCATTGAGGTAGTTCAAAAAGCACCATTATTGGTCGAGGTTTCGTCCAATGCTCCCCACGCTAAGCCGCTTGAGGAGGGCACCAGTAAAATGGCTGCTCGACCACACATGGCCCCCGCTCGTGACTTAGAGCGCCGCGAGGTCGTCGCCCTGGTCGAGCGGGCGGTAAACTCTGTCGTCAAAGGATCACGCACCCGATGAAACAGGTAACCTTCGCCGCGCAATACCGGCACATCACGGTCCAGCGCACCACCGTATTCCCGGCGGGCTATTCGGGCCGGGTGACGAACGAAATCGAAGAAGCCGCGCGCGCCGCTGGCAAACTCAAGGAGACGAAGCGTGGCAGGCGCATTGATAAGCGACGTTCGCCGGGCGGTTCTGACACGCCTGAAAGCTGATGCGGGCCTTACCGCCATCGTGGCGGCGGCGAGCATTCATCCGTCCACCGTGCCCGCTGAAGCATCTTGGCCGTTTATCCGCTTCGATGCGCCGCAGTCGATCCCGCTGGACGGCGGCTGCTATGCCGGTGCTGAGGTGACCTTCCTGCTACATTGCTTCGCCAAGCCGCGTGAGAACGGGGCGGAGCAGGTTATCGAATATGCCGAGGATCATGCAGGCAGGATCGTGGACGCGATGAAATTGGCGGTCCATCACCGCCGCGTACCGGTCGCGGGCGCATCGGCGTTGCTGACGGTTGTCTCGTCGCGGCTGCTGATCGACGGCGCGGAATCTAAGGCTTATCACGGAATTCTTAGTTGCAGGGCTCGGGTGTTGGCAGCATAGCGCCTCTGTGTCATGCTCGCCCGCATGGACCCCGCTTTCCGCGCCTTTGCCATATCCGGCCTCAAATCCGGCGCGATCACCGACGACCAGATCGTTGAGGCGGCGGAATATGCGACCGAGCAAGGCGACACCGACACCGCGCACCAGTTGATGTGCCTGATCGTGCGGGCGAACGAAACCCCTGCCAGCGAATGGACGGCACAGCAGCGGCGGGGGAGAATGCGCGTCGTATCTGACGGCGGTAACGGCGAATAGCGCCACCCGATAGCGTTCCGGCAAATAGCCAGAGGAACGCAAAATGGCCGCACCTAACGAACCTGATTTCGCAATTCTCAAGCTGGGCGACGGCGAAACGCCCGAAGTCTTCACCATCGTTTGCGGGATCGACAACATCTCGATCAACGAAACGGCGAACACCAACGACCGCTTCCGGCGCGATTGCGCGAAGCCCGGCCTTCCGCCGACGCGCAAGCCGTTCGTAACCGGGACGCAGTGGGATATCACCGGCTCTGGCGTGTTCAACATGGACGAAATCGATCGTCTCAAGACCGCGCTGGGGATCAGCCGCAACTGGCAGGTCGATCTCGGCAAGCGCGACGGCACCGACACCGGCGAGATCATCGGCACCTATTCGGGTGCTGCTGTCCTGACCTCGAACAACAAGGCGTTTGGCGAGGAAGGCACCGGCGAAGTTACGCTTTCGGGCGATGGCGAACTGGTCTGGGCTGAAGCCTAACGATGGATACCGCGATTACGCTCGACTTTGCAGGGGGCCGTTATACCTTCTGGCTTCCGATGGCCCGCATCTGCGAGGTCGAGCGTCTCTGCGGTGATAAGAGCATCGTCCTCATGTACGAGGAAATGAGCGTGGGGCTGGGCGGATCGGAGGAAAGCCCGCAATTCTTTGGGGCTGGCCCCGTCCGCATCAAGGATGTGTATGAGGTCATACGCTGTGCTGCGATCGGCGGCAACGAGCGCTATGACGGAGAGAAATCCCACCCGGTCAGCCCTTTGGAGGCGAAGCGACTTGTTGACGATTATGTTGACGGTCGCCCCATGTCCGAAACAGTGCCGGTCGCCTGGGCGATATTGAACGCGGCCATCATGGGCGTTTCGCTCAAAAAAAAAGCGCAGCCGGACGCGGGCGAGCAAAGCCCCACCGAAAAGGCGACGTAATCGTCAACTGTGCGGCGATGGGGCTTGATTATAATCGCGCCTCGCTATCCGATTACATGGAGGCGATCGAGGCGAACAACGAGCGGACGCAGCCCGATAAGGGCGCGCATGAGCCTGCATCGCCCGAGTTTCGCCAGATGATGCAGGGGATATTCAAGGGGCAGGGTTAGGCGGCGGAAGCTTGGCATCAGGAACGCAGCATTCGCCAATCGTCACCCCGCCTACGTTACGATAAACGCTTTTCCCCTCTCTGACCCGCGCCGCCGCCTCAGTCTGGGCGGTGAGTGCATCAATTTCTAACTCCGACCTTGAGGGTAACCCGTCTTTGTTATCGCGGAAGACGCAAACCTTGCTGCCCCGGACCGGTGTCCCAAAAGCATTCGCGGCGTCATAAGTTATCGCAACCTCCCTAAATCCATTGGCTGGTTCAGGTGTGTAAGTATTGACTCGCGAATAGGTGCTTGGGGACCGTATTTCAGTCATCAGCGCGCTTTCACATACATCGACCGCCGCGCTTTCAGCGGTTGAGCATGATCCCAGTGCAACCCCGGCGATGGCTATTACTGGTAGGCGCATCCAACATCCCCAACGGCGGTAACCGAGCAATCATGCCGCCCTTAGCCTTCGGGCGCAACCTGGAGGACGTATGCCTGCGATTGATCCCGTCATTATTGAGTTGATCGCACGAGACGGTCGCTACCGCGCCCAGCTTCAACAGACCGCCGGTATCGCTTCTCGCTCACTACAGCAGCAAGAGCAGCGTGTCGTCGCGCTGGAGCGCCAATTTGAGCGGTCGTCGGGAGCGATCAGCAGCAAACTTCGCTTGCTTGCCGGGACGTTCGCAGGTGCATTCTCCGCGCGAGAGATCGGCAGTCTGGTCGATGGCTTCACCCGGTTGCAGAACAGTCTTCGCGTCGCGGGACTTGAGGGCGAGGCGCTGGCCAATGTGCAGGAGCGGCTACGCCAGATCGGCGCAACCTACGGTGTTGAGATCGAGGCGCTGGGCAGCGTGTTCAATCGAGCGTCACTGGCCCAAAAAGAATTGGGCGCATCGACCGAACAGATCATCCGCCTTAACGAGATTATCGCCGCGGGTCTCAAAATCACCGGCACGTCGTCGCAGGAGGCTTCGGGCGCGCTGCTACAGCTTGGCCAGGCGCTGGGCAGCGGCGTCGTGCGGGCCGAGGAATTCAACTCCGTGCTGGAAGGCGCGTTGCCGATCGCGCAGGCCGCGGCGCGGGGGATCGCCGGGTTCGACGGCTCTGTGTCCAAACTGCGTGCGGCGATTGCAGATGGACAGATCACGTCGCGTCAGTTTTTCGACGGCGTGTTGAAGGGCGGCACGGACACCATCAAGCAGGCCGAGAGCGCCACCCTGACCCTAGGCGGCGCGTTCACTGTCCTTCGCAACGAACTGACCCTTTATGTTGGCGAAGCCTCGAAATCGAACGGTCTTACGGCTGCGCTCGCACAAGGTATTCAATCGCTCGCGGCGAACTTGGATCGTGTGGCCAACGCCTTGGCGGTAGTCAGCGCAATTTTGATCGGCCGTTTTGCTGCTGGGGCTGTGGCTGGCGGGCGCGGCCTGCAAGTCCTGTCCGCCTACGCCACGGTCGCGACGACCAGCCTTGCCGGAACGGCCCTGGCGGCGCGATCGGCGGGCGCGGCTTTGCTTGCTGCGTTTGGCGGGCCTGTAGGCGTTGCGATTACCGCGGTCGTGCTTGCCCTTGGCTACGCCGTCACCCGCTCAAACGAATTCGAGCGGGCACAAGAGGCGCAAGCCAAGGGTGTAGCGCGTGCGACCGATGCTACCGAGGGCGCGCGGGATGCAATGGAACGGCTCGCTACTGCCACCGGTGCGGCACGTAAGGAAGCAATCGCATTCGCGGAGGCGAAGCGACAGGAAACGCGCGACCTGTTGAAGAATGCCGCTGCGGCCCTGCTGGAAGCGCAGGCCAAAGGACGCGCGGCCCGCGCAGCAGCAGCCGCGGCACCGAACGCAACGCCCATATTTACCGGTCCCGGTGGCAGTGGGAATCTCGCTCGCCAGCAAGCCGCAAACGCTGCTGTGGCAAAGGCTGATCGCGACATTGCTGAAGCGGCGGGCGAATTCAAAACGCTGGTCAACACGTTCCAGCAATTGTCTAGCGCGATCAATGGGGCCGCTCCAACCGCGTCGCCGGGTGTCGCCGGTAAGCCAGACAAAGCATCCCGCACCCGCACCACGCGCGACAACACGCAGCGCAACCTCGATCGCTTCAACGACGACTTGTTGCGCCTGTCCGCGCAGGAATTGCAGCTTAAAGCCGACATTACGACGGACGTTGGCGAGCGGGCTGAATTTGAACGGCAACTGATCGCTCTCGCGCAGGAAGAGTATAACGCCGAACTCGCCCGCCGGGTGCGCGATGGCGAACTGACCGAACAGCAGGCACAGCGCCTTCGCATCGGCAACCGGTTCAACTCGCTGCTGCAAGAGGATTTGGTCGAGCGCGAACGTCAGAACCGCGAACTCGACAAGCGCGACGCCGCCCTGCGCGATGAAATCCGAACCGCCGAAACCGCAGCCGAACTGCTGACAAATCGCGAGGACCGCCTAGCAGCGGAAAAGCGCATCCTGTCGTTGGTCGAACAGGAGGAGCGCAACCTGCTGGAGCGGGCGATCGCAGACGGGCAAGTGCTGGACGCTGCCCGCGCACGCGCCAATCTGGCGCAGCAGCAGGCAAACCGGCAGGCGGGCGTTGATCGCCAGTTTGAATCGCCGTTGCAGCGCTATCGTCGCGAAAGCGCAGAGGTTGGCAACAATATCAATGATGCGATCGAAGGTGTTGCGGTCGATGGCTTGGACGCTCTCAACGACGGCATCGTGGACGCGATCACGGGCGCGAAGTCGCTGGGCGATGCGTTCGGCAATGTCGCGAACCAGATCATCAAGGACTTGCTGCGGATAGCCATCCAGCGCCAAGTCATCGGCCCCCTTGCTGATAGCCTATTCGGACCCGAAGGCGGGGGCGGGGGGTTCCTGCGCTCCATCTTTGGCCGGGCATCCGGCGGTTACGTTGCCCCGGGTCAGATGGTGCGCGTCAACGAGGCGGGTTCGCCGGGCCGTGTTGAGGGTTTCCGTCCGGGTGGCGGTGGCACCGTCATTCCGCTCGGGCAGATGAATGCTCAGCGATCGGGGGCTTCGGTCGTGCAGCAGACATTCGTTCTCGATGCGCGCGGGGGTGTCACCACGGTAGAACTGATCGAACAGATGAACAGCCTCGCTCGCGACGCCGCGGTGCAAGGGGCGCAAGGTGGACGCGTTCTGGCGGCTCAGGACATGTCGCGGATGAACCGCCCCCGCATCTAACGGCGGTAACGAAAAGGCACCCCGCGCCATACCGCTAGGCCATGTCCGAAATCCTCGTCCCCGACTATGACGGTCTGACGCTCGACAGCCTTGATCCCCGCGTTCCGGCCCAGGTCAATCGCTCGGGCTGGACTGGGCGGCGCAAGGTCGTTGGGCTTCCCGGTGCTGAAATGTGGATGGCGTCGGTGACGATCGAGCAACTGGCGACGGAGGTTGCCGAGCGCCCGTGGCGGGCGTTCCTGTTTGCGCTCCGGGGTCAGGAAAACTGGTTCAAGCTGCGCGTCGGTTGCCAGCGCCATATCGGCCCGATGCCGACAGTCGGTGAAGGCGCGACGGATGGCTACAGCCTCCCCCTTGTCGGGATGCAGCCGTCAACGCGCATCCTGTCGGCGGGGCAATGGCTGACGGTGCCGCTACCGTCGGGCCACGCGCGACTGGTCAACCTGCTTGCTGATCTCGTTACCGACAGCAGCGGCGAAGCAACGGCGGTGTGCAATTTCGCTCTCAACGAAGCGCCGGAAGAGGGCGCGACGGTCGAATCCGTGAACCCCTATTGCCCGGTTTCCTCGACTGATCCCGGCATCGGTCTGTCGTGGTCCAATGGCGTCGGCGGGCGGTCGTTTGATGTTGAGGAGGCCATGTAGTGAGCCTTCCCGACGCAACAGCCGCGGCGGCGCTTGACGGTGATATCCGCCCGGTATTCTTCGCATTTCTCGATTTCGTGGACGACCCGATCCGCGCCAACAGCAGCGGGTTTGAGCTGACGCCGACCGGCACTGGCGATCCTGACCTTGACGATCATCCGTTTTTGGGGGTGTCGCACAAATTCGTGAGCGTTTCGTCGGTGTCCGTGCGCGAGGGTGGAAGCGAGAGCGTTACCGCTGAAATCTCCGGGCTCCCCGGCATCGACGACGACACGCTTGCCCAGATTGACGACCCGGCAAACTGGCAGGGGCGACCGGCGCGGCTGTGGCGCATGATCCGCGACAGCGCCAACGTCCAGCAAGGGGCACTCCAGGCTTACTATACCGGTTACATGGTCGCGCTCGATCAGGTCGGCTCGCCTGAATCGCAGACGATCCGGGTGACGATCGAAACCTATCTGGCGGCATTCTCGCGAGCGTCCAACCGGTCTTATCTCGACCAAGAGCGCTACGACCCCGGCGACCTATCTGCGCGCGCTGCCATAGGCATTGCAAACGGCGGGACCGGTAACCCGAATGCGACAGTGCCGACCGGCGCAAGCAACTACGGCGGCGGGGGACTCTCCAACAATCAGGCGATACGATGACGCGCCTGCCAAATTGGGAGCGCGCACTGTCCGACTATCTCGCGTCGATGCGGGAGGTTGAATATCGTTACGGTCGCGACGATTGCGGGCTGTTCGCCGCTGGGGCCGTGCTGGCGATGACGGGCGACGACCCCGCGGCTGCGTTTCGTGGGCAGTATGACAGCGCCACCGGTGCGGCCAAGGCGTTGCGTCGCATCGGTGCGGGCGATCTGGAATCGACGCTCGATAGCATGTTCGAGCGCAAACAGCCCTCGTTCGCTCACCGCGGCGACCTTATCTGGAATGGTGAGGCGGTGGGCGTCTGTGCCGGTGCCTATGCGCTGTTCATCGCCGCCGAAGGAGAGGGTGGGGGCTTGGTCCGCGTGCCGCGCGCTGACTGGCAAGGGGCTTGGGCGGTATGAGTGGGGCGCTCAAGACGGTTGGAAAGATCGCTGGCGTCGTCGGGGCCGTGGCTCTGATCGGTTCAGGCATTGGCTCGGTTCTGGGCGGAACAATGCTATTTACGGCGTTTGGTGCCAGCATTGCCGCAGGGACGATCGCCACGATCGCGGGTGCGATTTCGGTGGGCGCGTCTCTATTGGCGGGCAAAGGCACGCCGCCACCCCTGACCGATACCACCGATCGGCTTAACGCCAACATCGACCCACGCACGCCGCGCAAGATTGTGTTCGGCTCAACCGCGATGGCGACCGATATCCGCGATCAGGAATATACCGAAAGCCAGAAATACCTTCACCGCTGGATCGTCGTTGCCTCGCACAAGGTCCACGCGATCCGCGAAATCTGGTTCGACGATAAGCTGGCCTGGACGCTCGCCGGTGGACCGCAAGGTGAGTTCGCGCCGTGGCTACAGGTTCAAATTCGCACCGAAGGCAGTGCCGCCAACGCGATCAATATAAGCAGCCGCATGGGATCGTCGCGCCGCTACACCGGGTGTGCCTATGTCTATCTGCGCTATCAAATCCTCGCTCAGTCCAAGAAACTCGACAGCGTATTTAATCAGTCGGTGCCGTCTCGCATCACAATTATCGGCGACGGGATGTTGCTCTACGACCCGCGGAAGGACAGCACCGTCCCCGGTGGATCGGGTTCGCACCGGGCAGACGATCAGTCGACTTGGGAATGGCACGAAGGGGCGTGCAATAATCCCGCGCTAGTCGCGCTGTCCTATTGTTTGGGGTGGCGCATCGAGGGTCTTTTGGCAGTTGGCAAGGGTATCCCTCCCGCGCGCATCGATCTCGAAAGTTTCGCCATCGCAGCGAACATCTGTGACGAGCCGGTGTCGATCCCCGGAGGCGGCACCGAGCCGCGCTATCGCAGTGCTGGCATCTACTCCGAAGGCGACAGCCCGACTGCGGTTCTCGACAACCTCAAGGCCACCATGAACGCCGATCTGGATGATGTCGGCGGCAAGCTGCGGCTGACGATCTTCCACAACGATCTCGACAGCCCGGTAGCTGCGTTCACCGATGACGACATTCTGGGCGAATTCTCATGGCGTCCGTCTGTATCGCTCGACGATCAGTTCAACATCGTCCGGGGCACCTACATCGATCCGAGCAACGCATCGCTGTATCAACCGAACGACTATCCCCAGGTCGAATTTGCATCCCCCGATGGCATTGATCGCGTCTTGCCGCTCGACTTCCCATTCATCCAGTCGGTGAACCAGCCCCAACGTCTCGCCAATCTTCGGCTGCAACGCCAGAAGATCGCGGGTCTGTTCCGGGCCGAGTTTCAGGCGACGGGCTGGCGGGCGCAGAAAAACGCGATCGTCACACTGTCGTTCAAGCCGCGGGGCTGGGTCGATAAGCTGTTTCGTGTCGTCGAGCTGGAGCATCGCGAGGATGGCGTCGTGCCGATGCTGTTGCGTGAGGAACATCCCGATCTCTACGACCCACCAGCTTACGGTGCTGGCAACGAGGCGGTGGCACCGACCCCCTATGATCCGGCGCTTTCCCCGATCGTCGGGGCGGTGGCACGGGGGGCGTATCGCCTGCTTAGCCGCTCGGTTGCCTATCCAATCACCAGCGACGACACGACCGTTACCATAGAAGCGTTCAGCGGCGTTCTGGACGATGGGACGGAGGTCGATTTCCCTGCGGGATCGCTGTCGGCGGCATCCGGTATCGTGTTCGGCTTGTTCTACAGCCTGAGCGACGACGATTATCATCTGGCAGCGCAACCGGCTCTGGCGGACATGGCATCGTCTGACAACGTGTTCCTAGGCTGGCAGGCCACATCGACCGATGGCGAATTCCCGTCGCTTCCGACACCGCCCGGTGGCGGCGGTGGGGATGGCAGTAACCCAGCATTGGTGCAGCAATGACCGACATCGATCTGAACGAATATCGGCGCATCTATCTGACGCTTTCCGATAACAAGGATGGTCGTATCAGGTTGAGGGCCTCGCACTCGCGACCGCCGCGCGGTGCCTACATGATCGCGTTGATGAGCGCTGGCATGACGATCGCGCCGAACATGACCGTGATGCTGGTAAGCGACCCCACGAAAGACCCGGCGTTGCGAGGTCCGGCGGGCAAAGACGGCACGAATGGGCGCGATGGAATAAACGGCACCAACGGAACGAATGGCAAGGATGGCGCGCCCGGAACGGTGATGATCGGCACGGTCGAGATTGTCGATCGCGCTCTGGTCGCTCTCGCGCTCGGCTTGCGAACGCTGACAGTCGCCTGTCCCGGTGCGACCGTTGGCCAGATCATCCGCGCTGATCCGACTTCCGCCATGCCCACTGGATACGCGGTTCATAACGCATGGGTGACTGCGAAGGATCAGATCGCAATCCGCTTCACTGGCCCTGCGCTGGCGCTTGGCGCATCGAATACGCTGGCGCTGGCGGTGTCTCGCATGGCCTGACGGCGGTAACTGCTTGCGGGGCGCGGTTTTAGCGTTCCGGCATGGCCGTGAAACTCGATCTCCCGCCCGCGTGGAAGCGCGTTCCTTACGATGAAGAACTCGTTTTCGTCGGCCCGAACTGGGCTGGCGAGACGATGCGGATGGAGGTTCGCAATCTACCCGGCGACACCAGCGACCCACTGATTCCGGCGCTTGAAAACGTATCGAGCGGGCAGGGACTAACTGCCACATACGATCCTTCATTTGAGGTTGAACCGGCGCAAGGCGAGCCGTTCACCGCGCCTGCCACGACGATCCGCATCCGCATCAACGAAACCACGCTTGAGGCGCTGTCGCTCGGTTCGCCATCGGATCAGCCGCTTACCACATATTACGACATTCACGTCGGCACCGGGGCCGCGAAACGCCTGATCGCCCACGGAAAGCTTCCCATCCCGCCCGGAGTAACGCTGTGACAGTCGCTGTAATCGATGCGCGCGAGCGCCAATTTGTCGTATTGGCTCAAGGCACTGATCTGATTGCCCCGCTCGTATCCCAAGCCACTACTGCCCGCGACGAGACAATCGCTGCTCGCAATGTTGCAACCGGTGCGCGGGACCAGGCCGTTACAGCAGCGGGGACCGCAGTAGCGGCCCTTGGCGCAACGTCGATCACGGGCACTTATCCGACGAAAGCCGAGATGGACGCGGCGGCGGGGCCGTTCGCCAATGGCGTCTATCTGGCGGTTATCGCTGATGAAGCGCAGGGCGGTGAGCGGACCATCTATCGCAAGGTCAGCGGTTCGATGGTGTTTGTCGATTTCGCGCTGCCCAAATCCTATCGGGGGACGCTTACCAATCTCAGTGGCCCGACCACGCGGCAAGTGATGCAAATGCCCGACGTTGACGATGGTGGCGGCAACAATAATCGCGCCGATCTATCATTGAATGTTGGCCGTTTCCCCTTCGCAGCAAACCACGAAGGCTCTGGCGCTCCCTATGCCTATGTCGATGATGTCGGCTCAATCACCATGAACATGGACCCGAACCGCAATCTTCGGAATACCGAAAACGGCGGGTTCGGTTTGTTCTTCGAAAGCAAGTTCTGGCAGGCGGGCATCTTTAATACTGAAATGCAGATGTGCGCGGGCGGTCTTGACGGTTCGGCAAGGCGTGTATTTCAAGGCATCTTCCCCGAGGATGGCGTGACGCGCGGCAAGTCGAACCTTTCTACCGGCGTCGATAAGTGGCTTTGGCTGGACTATTACGGTGCGTTGCGAGCGACGTATGACATTCAAAACGGGATTTTCGATCACGAAGGCGCGACCCGATACGATTTCAAGGGAAACAACCACGCGCCACACCGACAGATCAACGCCGCTGGCAATGATTACATTGCACTGCCTTTCATCAATAATCAGGACTTCCAAGTCACCAGCGCGCCGACACTCTATCTACGCGCGGCCAAGAACAATGCGACCTACGGCATCCACGGCGCGCACGTCGAGCAGATCAGCGCGCTGGCGAGTGGCAGCTATGTCGAGCGCGTGTTCGGCAACGCAGTTACCGGGAACCTTTATGGCTTTAGCCGGGTGTTTCCGGTCAGCGGCGAATTGCTGTGGGAATTCCACAACAATGGCTCTGGCAAGTCCGTAATCGACCTGAAGGCGGACAGCGGCGCTGCGAACGCAGAGTTGCGCGTCAACGGTCAGAAGGTGGTGAGCGCGCGCGGAGCCGCTGTTGCCGATGCGACCGATGCCGCCAGCGCCATAACCCAGCTCAACGCCCTGCTGTCCCGCCTCCGGGCGCACGGCCTGATCGCATCCTAATCAACCAAGGAGAATGAACATGGACGGACAAGTAGGACCACCTCCGACGCCGACACCAACGCCGACGCCAAGCCCGACGCCTGCGCCGACACCGGCACCACCCCCT